CGCTGACGATAGAATTGCCGCTCAACAAAATCAAAAAATATTAGCACAAGAACAAGCACAAAAAGCAACAGAGGGAGTCCAGTAGATGAGTCATGAAACTCGCACAGCAGGCCAGCAAGAAAATCTTCAACCCGGTCCTTTTATTGGTAGGGTGGTTGGACACCTTGATCCCAACTACATGGGAGGCATTGAAGTTGAACTACTGAAACTAAATTCAAGTTCAGGACAACAACTTGACGGTCAAACAGTTAAAGTACGCTACGGCGGACCGTTTACTGGTCAAACACCAGCGGCTGGTTTAAGCAAAAATAAAGACTACAAATACACACAACAATCATATGGATTTTGGATGACTCCGCCAGACATTGGAACGAGAGTAATTGTGGTGTTCATTGAAGGACAGCAAAACATGGGATTCTGGTTAGGGTGTATCCAAGATAACTATGTTAATTTTTCAATGCCTGACAGAGTAGCAACATCATTTGTTAACGCTCCAGGACAAACACCGGGCAGTAAAGAAAGTATTAGTAAAACAGGAAAAGCAGTTGTAGGTGAAATAAACAAAAAGAATCTTGAAGATAACAAAGGCAACGATCCTACAAAATTTAAAAAACCTATCAATGAAGATTGGATGAGCACGTTACACAATGCAGGATTGAGTGCAGATGGTACAAGAGGACTAAGTTCTGCAAGTGCAAGACGTGAAGTGCCAAGCATGGTGTTTGGTATAAGCACACCCGGCCCATATGACAAACGTCCTGGTTACGTAAAAGCACCGTATGGTCCTAAAGAAACACGAGCACAAATTCCATTTGGCCGCCTCGGCGGAACGCATTTTGTTATGGACGACGGTGATGACAAATTTTTAAGGAAAGGTCCTGCAAGTACTACAAAGAAAGAATATGCAAATGTAGGTAAAGATGAAAAAGGAGTGCCACAATTACCAGCAAATGAACTTATGCGTATCAGAACACGCACAGGACATCAAATTCTTTTTCACAACACAGAAGATTTAATACGCATTGATCACGGTAGCGGAAATTCATGGATAGAACTAAGTGCCAATGGTAAAATTGATGTATATGCAAAAGATTCAATTAGTATGCACACTGAACAGGATTTAAACATAACTGCTGATAGAGATATCAACATGCAGGCAGGCAGAACCTTCAATTTAAAAACAAACTTTGGCATTAATATGGAGTCTCTAACAAGTATTCAAACACTTGCAGGTTTAGCAACAAATATAACAAGTGGCTCAACATCAAACATATACAGTGCATTAGGACATTTTGAGACAGCACTACAGATCCATATGAATGGCCCAGAAGCGGCACAGACAACTCCGTTGTCCACTCACGTGGTTCCCGGCGCTACCGCTACCGCTGTCGCGTCCTTGCACAAACGCTTGCCACAGCACGAGCCGTGGACACACCATGAAAATGTTGATCCACAACAGTATACACCTACAATGACTGATAGAACCAATGACGTTGTTATTCCGTCAGCACAGGATATAGATACATTACCTGATACATTTAAGAAAGATGGTGCTTAACAGCACATAAATACACATATGAGTAGTTTAGAAAAAGATACAATTAAAAATGTACGTGTTAAAGAAAACCTTAGACAGCAACCTGTTGTAAAACAGCAAACTTATAGAGGTTTAAGCACAGTAAATCCTAATAACTTATCATACACACTATATGATATAGGTCTTATCAAGCAAGATCTACTAAATCACTTTCATATTAGGCAAGGAGAAAAATTAGAAAATCCAGAATTTGGAACAATTATTTGGGACGTTTTGTTTGAACCTTTGACTGAAAATTTAAAAGAAGCAATAGCAGACAATGTAACAACAATTATAAATGCAGATCCAAGAATTAATGCCGCAAGAGTGATTGTTGATCAGTATGAAAGTGGTATTCAAATAGAGTGTGAACTACAATATCTACCATATAATATCTCTGAAAACATGAAATTACAGTTTGATCAAAGAAATGGCTTCTTAGATTAGAGATTTAAGTACTCGGTTATCTCAAACAAATAAATACTTTATAACAAGGAATAGGAATGTCAACAACAGATAGACAGAATAGATTACTACTTGCAGAAGACTGGAAGAGAGTATATCAAACATTTAAAAACGCAGACTTTAAGTCGTATGACTTTGATAGTCTACGCCGTACAATGATCAACTATCTGCGTCAAAACTATCCAGAAGACTTTAACGATTATATTGAATCAAGTGAATATCTTGCTTTGATTGACTTGATTGCTTACCTTGGACAGAATTTAGCATTTAGAGTAGATTTAAATGCACGTGAAAATTATTTAGAATTAGCAGAGCGTAGGGAAAGCGTACTACGGTTAGCACGTTTACTTTCTTATAATCCAAAACGTAATCAATGTGCTAACGGGTTATTAAAGTTTGAAAGTGTGCAGACTTCGGAAGAAATTGTTGACAGTAACGGAGTAAATCTTTCTAACCAAACTATTATTTGGAATGATCCTTCTAACCCTGATTGGTCAGAACAATTTAGAAAAGTGCTTAATTCTGCATTACCAGAAAATTCTATTATTGGTCGACCTATTAAAAAAGAAACAATCAACGGTATTACTACTGAGCAGTATCGTTATAATGCAACAAACACAAACTTACCAATTTATAGTTTTAATAAAAACGTAGGCGAAAAGAATATGGTGTTTGAAGTAACAAGTGCCAGTATTACTAAAGACAAAATTTTCGAAGAAACACCTTTACCTGGAAACAGTTTAGCATTTTTATATAGAGAAGACGGCAAAGGTGCTGGAAGTAGTAACACAGGATACTTTCTACATTTTAGACAAGGTGTTTTAGACAATGGAGTATTTACTGTAGATAGTCCAACAACAAATCAAACTGTTGCAATTGATGCAACTAATATTAACAACTCAGATGTTTGGTTATACAAACTTGACTCAAATGGTAATGAATCAAGTCAATGGACTAAAGTAGATGCCGTGGAAGGCAATAATGTAATTTACAATAGTCTTAGTAAAGACCAAAGAGATATCTATACAGTATTAACAAGAATTGAAGACAGAATAAGTTTACTTTTTGCTGATGGTACATTTGGTAATTTACCTAAAGGTAAATTTAGAGTTTACTATAGAAAATCTATAGGTAGAAATTATGCTATCCAACCTGAAGAATTAACAAACATCACAATCAGTGTTCCATATAGAAGCAGATCTGGTACTAACGAAAATATTACGATTGTTGCTTCTTTAAGATACACAGTTGATAATGCAAGTAGTACAGAAACAAGTCAAAGCATAAAAGAAAATGCTCCTTCAACATTCTATACACAGAATAGAATGATTACCGGTGAAGATTACCAAGTAGCACCAAGAACTGTTAGTCAAGAAATTATTAAAAGTAAAAGTATTAACAGAACATCAAGTGGTATTAGCAGATACTTTGATCTAATTGATTCAACTGGAAAATATTCAAGTACTAACATTTATGGTGATGACGGTGCACTTTATAGAGAAGTGTTTGATAAAAAAGTTAACTTTAGTTTTGTTACAAGAACCGATGTTGAAGGTCGTGTAGAAAACGTTGTACAACCTATATTAAGAAATATTTTACTTAGAAATTTTTATCTTAGTGAATTTCCAAAAACATCTACAAATGACTTAGACGCAACTTGGACACAGATAGCAAGACAAACTAATAATTCGAGTGGTTTCCTTAAAGATGCACTTGATATTACATTAACAACAGGAACATTTACTGGTAGTGCTTTAAGATATTTGGAACCCGGAGCACTGGTTAAATTTATTGCCCCAGCAGGTCAACATTTTATGACTAACGATCTTAATAAACTAATGACTGGTGAAGCAGATCATCCAGGTGCAACAAAATTCCTTTGGACAAAAGTTGTTCAAGTAAACGGCGACGGAACAGAAAATTATGAAGATGGTCAAGGACCTATAGTCTTTAATGATGTTATTCCGACCGGTGCAAGGTTAAACGAAATCAAACCTAAGTTTGCAACGTCATTAACATCGGATGTAATATCACAAATGATTGATCAAATTTTTGCTTTTAAAACATTTGGATTACGTTATAGTCTTGTTGATAGAGAATGGAGACTTATTCTTAATAGCAATTTAAGTATCGGTAATGCGTTTAACACAGGAAGATCAGGAGACAGTTCTAATCAAAATTTAGACTCGAGTTGGTTATTGTTATTTGAAACTGATGGAGAAAAATATACAATTACATATAGAGGTGTAAGGTATATTTTTGAAAGTGACAAAGAAGTTAGATTTTATTTTGATGAAACAGATCAAATTTATGATAGTAGAACAGGCAAAATTATAACAGATAAAATTAATTTACTATCTATTAATAGACAGCCAGGATCAACTGATGCATTTACTATTGATTACCCTTGGCAAATTACAAAAGAATATAGAGATGAAGAGGGATATGTAAACAGTAAAAAAGTTGAAGTAAGTTTCTTTGATAGTGATAGCGACGGAGTGATTGATAATCCCGACTCTTTCTTAAACTTTGTAGAACCAGATACTGATCCTTTGACAAAATGGGTTTTTGTAAAAGAAGAAATAACAAACAACCAATCAACTAACTTTAATTACGTTGATCCGCAAGTAGAAAATATTAAAGTATTTGAATTCGAAGCATCTACAGGAGCATTATCTACATTTGATGACGGCACAATTTTTTACTTTACTAATCCTAATATTTTTAAACAATACAATAAAACTACTGGAATGCTTTCTTTGATTACAAATTATAAAGCATATAAAGGAAGAGATAAAATTAAATTTCAATACGTACACAGTGCAGACGAAAATAATAGATTAGATCCAAGTAGTACAAATATAATTGATACATATTTGTTAACATCTACATATGATAGAAGTTTTAGGGAATACTTGTCAGGTGCAACTGAGAATAAACCATTACCACCAAGTTCAGACCAATTATTTCAGAACTTTGGTGCAAGTATTAATAAAATAAAATCAATCAGTGATGAAGTAATTTATCATCCAGTAAAATATAAAATTCTATTTGGACAAAAAGCAGATCCAGACTTACAAGCAATCTTTAAGGTTGTAAAAAATAATGAACAAGTAACAAATGATAATGATATTAAATTGCGTATTGTTACAGCAATTAATGCATTCTTTAGTTTAGAGTTTTGGGACTTTGGCGACAAGTTTAGTTTTACAGAATTAGCGACATTTATTATGAACAGTTTAGCACCAGATATTAACACAATAGTATTAGTGCCAACACAAACGGAAAAAGTTTTTGGAAGTTTATACGAAATTACAACTGAAAGTGATGAAATCTTTATTTCAAGTGCAACAGTTGACGACATAGAAATTATTGATAGTGTAACAGCATCGAGATTAAAAGCATCGGGTGCGGTAGTAACAACAGCATCAACACCAAATGCAGGCATAACATCAAGTGCATTAAGTGTATCAAGTAGTTCAAGCGGATCAAACGGCGGAGGAAGCAGTTACTAATGGCTTATGACAATGATCAAAACGAGTTTCCGATTAATCCAGATGGTGAAAATGAAAAAAGAACCAGCCTAAGTCATCTACCTCGTTATTTTAGAACACCGGCAAACAAAAAGTTTTTAACAAGTACGCTTGATCAACTTATTCAACCAGGTGTGGTTGAAAAACTTAATGCATATTACGGCAGAAAAGATGCTAAAGCGTATGCCGCCGATGATAATTATGTCGGCGATGTAACTAAGACAAGAGAAGATTATCAATTAGAACCAGCATTGGTCCTTAAAGATGATATAGACAACGTAACATATTATAAAGACTATAATGATTATATTAATCAATTACGTTCATTTGGAAATACAAACAAAGATCATAGCAAAATTAATGCACAAGAATACTATGCATGGAATCCGCATATTGATTGGGACAAGTTTGTTAATTTTAGAGAATACTATTGGTTACCTTCTGGTCCCCAAATATTATCTATTTTTGGACAATCTAAAGAGATAGTTTCAACATTTAAAGTATCATTGGAGGAAAATGATGACAACGTAGCCTACAAGTTTACGCCAACAGGTTTAACACAAAATCCTACTTTAAAACTATACAAAGGTCAAACTTACATATTTGAAATTGATTGTCCGGGACATCCTATTGCATTCGCAACAAACAGAGCCTTTACCCCTGGTCAAGCAATTATTACTGAAACAGTAGAAGGGGTGTTGGCTCCTGGTAAGTTTGAGTCAGAACTTTTTGACAGCGATGGATACGACACTGGTGAATACATAGTAGAACCTGTGGAAGGTGGTATCGAAGGATTCACAGAAGGCGATAACATATCTACATTATATACAGACGGAGTTGAATCCGCAACAGTATTTGTAGAGAAGGGAACACTAAAATTTACAGTGCCGTTAAACGCACCAGACAGATTATTTTACATTAGTAAAAATGATGTTAATACAAGTGGTACTATATTAATGTATAACATCTTAGAAAATACTGAAATTAATGTAGAAGAAGAAATACTACAAAAGAAAACTTACACAACAAGAACCGACACCGACTTATCAAATGGTATGCTTGTTGAATTTCTTGGAGATGTTACTCCTGCAAAATATGGAGAAGGCACTTGGTATGTAGAAGGAGTTGGTGACAGTATTAAACTTATTAGTAAAGCAGATTTAGAAATCACTGGAGCATATAGTTCTAATCTGTTTATACCTTTTGATACTGAAAACTTTGATAAACTACCATTCGGACAAGCATTAAATTATCCAAAAGAACAAGATTATATTACAATCAACCGTGCGGCGATTGACGGTAATCAATGGTCCAGACACAACAGGTGGTTTCATAGAGACGTTATTGAAAAAGTTGCAAAGGCAAACGGAACACCTACAGAGTTTGATCAGAGCCAACGTGCAAAAAGACCTATTATAGAATTTGATGCAGGATTAAGATTATATAATTATGGATCAAAATTTAAATCTAATGTAGATCTAATTGACGACAAAACAATTGATGTATTTTCAATTATTGAAGGATCAATAGGTTATAATATTGACGGTGTAGATTTAATTGACGGACAACGTGTATTGTTTACAGCAGATCCTGATATCAGAGTCAATGGTAGAATTTACAAAGTCAACTTTATTAATCATCTTGGCACAAGACAAATTTCTCTGCAAGAAGAAACAGATACTGAGCCTCAAACAAATGAAACAGTTCTTGTTCGAAGTGGTACAACAAATCAAGGTAAAATTTATTGGTATGATGGTACTAAATGGCAAAAAGCACAAGATAAACTTACAGCCAACCAAGCACCATTGTTTGATTTATATGATGCAGATGATAATTCTTTTTC